TCATTACCGAGTTCGCCAGCGCCGACATTTCCCCAGCTTACTGCACCGCCCTCTGCTAAGTCTGTAAAATTTCCCCAATTCAGGTTATCAGTATCTATTATGTCGTTACCAGTAAAGTCGGTAAAAGTATATGTGCCATCAAGCACATTGCCTATTTCGCTATTGATTTCTGTGGTCGCATCAGTACAACTCTCTACTGCCCCACTAGCATCTACACCCAAGGGATATTCACCAGCATTACAATTAGCTCCGTTAGCAGCTAAAGCAGTAGCAGTATCAGCGTTGCCAGTTACATCTCCAGTTACATCTCCGACCAAATCCCCAGTAAAGGTAGTAGCCCATATATTCGTAGCGGTTATTCCAGTAGTAGAGGCATAAGTAACAGTTAAGTTTGTAGCGTCCAGGTCGGTTGTCCAAATATTCGTAGCCGTTAAATTAGTAGTAGAGGCGTTCCCAAAAGTCCAGGTTCCAGTTACTGTTTCATCTTGAGCTAAAGCACCGTATTGTGTGTGGTCATCATCTGTTAACCCTGCCATGTCTCCGTGATCGGTGGCAGCTTCAATAGTGAGGTCAGTTCCCCAAGGAGTTGATACCTCTATAAAATTAGCGTCTCCATTTTGTGTAATTATTCTGGCAATAAAGATACCAATATTCGTCAATTCATCCATTGTTGCTGGTCTTTCGGCAGCTAAAGCCTCTGATAAAGTGTAATTTCCTTGACCAAGTTGAACATAAACATCTCCGTCTATTGTCATATAAACCCAGTGAGTGCCGTATTTATTAACCGTAACCGCACCTGGTGTTCCGTCTCCGTCATCATATTCATCTGTTTCTAATGCCCAAGAACTAGTGCTTGCAGTAAAGTCTCCACCTCCGTCTCGGTAAAAATATTCAAAGGTATCAGCAGAGCCATCAGTTGAGCTGTCAAAAGCGGCGGTAGTTATTCTTTCCAAAGCCCAGTAAAATACGCCAGCACTTATATTGAGTGTTAAGTCCTCACTCCCATCCTCGCTTGTTACTGCTCCACTTGCCCGTTCAATTCCGTTATGCTCCCAAAGGTAATAGTAGAGATTATGAATAACGTTGTTTAACTGCTGTCCGGCTTCGGCGATATGTGCTTCGGCTGCCTCCTGGTAAACCAAGCCAACAACAAATTGAGAGGTATGGTCTAAACCAGATAATGTCGTTGTATATTCCAACTTTGGCGAGCCACTATTATAGTCAACATAAACATAATTTAATGCGTCATCAGTCGTATCCATAGAACTTGAGGCAGACCAGTCAAAAGAGTAAAGAGTAGAGGTTGATACGCTATCAGCTCTGATATAACCTTGCCCTCCGTCAACAGCTACCGTTCCATCTCCATTGTCAGTAATATCCACCTCTGAAACATTACCAGAAGACATTGTTTTGTTTATGTAGTCCTGGAGGTCATCATAAGTAGCACCGCTAATAGTATTTAACGCAGTATACTCTGGCTCTCTTATTGTAGTAGTAGATGCAAGAGTCTCTCCAAGAAGAATTGCATTAAGTTCTACAAGAGTATCAATGTCAGCACTCTCCAAGTTACCAGAAGCAGTACCTGTTAGAGTACCGTAGAAGTTATCGGCTGTGAATGCAGTAGAAGTTCCATACGAGAGAGTTGTCTTACCAGTAACATTAAGAGTTGAGCCGAGTGTTACAGCACCACTAAAGTTTGCTGTGTCAAACTCACTGTCTCCAGTAACATCGAAGATTACATCATTAGAAGTTGTAGCTGTACCACCGATGATAAGAACATCGGCTACTCCATTTGGATAAACAAGATTTACACCATAACTTGAAGAAGTTGCAAATGCACCAGCACCAGCTGTGTCTTGCTGATAGTAATCTAATTTCTGTGTGAAAGGATTAAATCTCCAATCAGCTTGTACACTGATAGCAATGAAGAAGAGTGAGTAAAGACAGATGATAGCGCTCATTGTCGCTTGAAAGTGTTTACTCATAATCTTAGAATGTTGCTGAGACAGTATCATACGACTGAGTCGCTCTGTTAGTCCATGCAGTTGCAAAGCCAGATGTACCAGCTGCAAACGTGTAAGTAGTATCAGAGCCAGAGATAGTCTCCTTCATGATATACCATGCACCATCAGGTCTCTCAAAGCCGTAGTAAGCAGGCGAACTTGCATCAATCTCTGAAGCAATGTAACCTGCAATTACAGAGACGACAGAAACGTTTCCATCGCCATCTATAACTTTAACTGCTTGATTTGAACCAAACATATTATTGTCTCATCTTAATTATTTTTTCTTTAGCTTTGACAGCTTTAGCTAAGTCATCGAGTTCTGCTGCACGAAGCTTTAGACCTTCCTCGATCGGCTTAAGATTCTTTTCACGTGCAACAAGTTTCTTTTCTTTGAGTTCAAGTCTACTCTCTTTTTTGACAAGAGCATCTTCAATCTTACGAACTTTCTTTTCTCGTGCTTCGACGTCCTTTAACATCGAGTCTCGTTTCTTCTCAAGTTTTGAGATTGCTTTGCGTCTCTTTTCTTTCTTCTCTTTTAGGAACAAGAGATAGTCTGACTTCTTAGAGATCTTTTCTTCAAGTATCGCTACTTCTTCATGAAGATTCGATGTTTTCTCTAAAACAGACGAATTCTTTGAACGACTGCTTTCGAGTTGAGTACTTGCTGTTTGAAGATGATTCTTAAGAATAGCTAGCTCATCTTTCTTGGCAGTGATCTTCTCGTTGAGTCGTTGAAGTATTCTCTCCTTCTCAGTAACCTGCGGACGTAATTCTCCAATTCGTTTTTTGAGATCTAAATGTTTATCACTAAGCGTTGCTCTCTCAGATTTTAGTTGAGTCAGTTCATTCTCTTGAGTTAACTTAGTTCGACTAAACTGTGTCTCAAGATTACTTAAACTTGACTCGAGCTCTTTAATCTCAGCTTTAAGATGTCTTTTAACTTCTCTCTTCGAACGGATCTGTTCTTCAAGAGAAGTCTTTTCCTCTTCTGCCTCCTTGATGAGAGACTGTAAGTTCTCGAGGTGAACTTCTTTTTTATTGATCGATCTATTTAATTCTTCATAGACTCGATCTTGCTTATCTTTCTTCGACATAAGTCTATGCAGTGCCGAGTAGTTTAATGTTTACAGTTGCACCAGATGCATTTGTAACATATAGGTTTGTTACCTCTACATCGAATGGAATAACATAAGGACTATCTTCGACACCAATTGTAATACCATCATTCGAAGTTGAGCTGAGTCTGATTGTAACTGTACCATCAACTCGTAACTCAAGTCTTCGATAGACTGGTACATTGTTAAATGTTGATGCCTCATTAGCTTTGATATCTCTGTTAGTTTGACCATTTGCTACAGAGAAAGCTGCTGAGTCATACGTTGATCTATCTATTGCCATTATCTTACGATCTCGGCGTAGAGAGTTGAACTCGCTACATCAGTCGAGAATGTTACTTTAGTAAATCTAGCCCTCAGCTTCTCTGCTGGCGATGTTGGATATTTTGTGTTATGCATTTGAACAGAGCCCGCTGTTGGAACCCATGTATGAACATACGCAGTAGCACCATGCGACATCGCTACATCAGATGAGTCAGTAGTACCATCTTCTGGGAACCAATCAATTCCATCGTCAGAAAAATAATATGTCCAGTCGATCTCTGCAGATGTACTTGCGATCGCGATCAGTCTCATATCGAAACCTTCGAGATCAGCTGTAGAAAATTCGAGATCATAAGACGTAACATAATTATCAGTCGTCGATGAAGTCTCTGGTTCTAAGTAGATGTATGTACTTGTAGCAGACGCAGTTGCGATTCTCTTATTACTGATAGCACCACCAGTAAACCCTTGATCGAGTCCTTCATCTGTCACATTGAAAGGCAAGACGAAGAATGAGATTGCAACTGCGATATAAGCTATGAGTATTGTTTGGAGTGTTCTCATAGATAATTGCAGAGAGACTGCCCACCCAACTAAGAGTGGGCAGACCTCTGTTAACTTGAAGCTATGTATCTATTGAATTGCACAGACAGTAGCAGTACCAGAATGAGTGTTATCATTATCAAGTAAAGCACCATCATAAGCAGCATTCGTAAATGTTGCAGTACAAGTCACATATTCGGTAGTGTCAAGAGCTTGGTTGATACGACCATTTGTGCCGTAGTCTCCTGTCTCATAAGCAGCAGTAGAAGTAGCAACGCTTAATCCATCGATCAAAGTGTCAGATGAAGTATAAGCAGTTGCTGCTACACCGCAGTCATAAGAAACAGAAGAAGTTGCAACACCATTTTGGTTATAGGTAAAACTAACAATTGTCATGCTGCCAGAACTAAATAGATCTGTAGCAGGAAGAGCAACAGTTGTAGTCGTTGCATCGGCCATTGTCTGGTCAACACAAGTAATAGTTGCATCGTCGATTGTTAGTTCATCTCCGACTGTAGCATCATCAGCAACAGTTAAGTCTGCTGTCAATGCTAGAGTATCTAAACCAGTCGTACCTCCACCAGTGAAGCCCATTGCATCGTCTGCTGAACCATTGACAACCATTGTCAAGTTCTCAACATGTTCGATGTTTACTGACTTCGGTGAGAGTGGTAACTCCTGAGCTATACCGTAGGAAACAGTAGCTACAAGCGCGATTGCTAATGCTCCGAGTAATACTGGAGCATAGGCCCGTAGTTGTTTTTTCATACGTAGCTTACTTTATTATTTGCGAGCTCGTGCTCGACGAGTTCGCTTAGTTTTCTTGGCATCCGACTTCTTTTTTGCGTCGGCTTTCTTTTTTGGTACCTCATCCGCTTCAACTTCTTCTTCCTCTTCAACTTCTTCTTCATCAGCTTCTTCCTCTTCTTCCTCTTCTTCCTCGTCTTCACCAGCTTCTTTCTTCCTGATTGCTTCCATGTACGCATGACGAGAAGCATTCGGAGAGAGTATCTCAACTCCGAGCTCAGCAGCTTTAGTACTGAGTTCACCCATCGACATGTGCTCGAGTGGTTTTCCTTCAACCTCTTCTTTCTCAATGACTTCTTCATACTCGTCACGAGTTAAGATGCCATCTCGAACATAAGCTGGAGGAACCTTCTCTTCATGGATTGCATGCAGTTCCTTGTCTTCCCAAGGAATACCGATGTCTTTACACCGATCTTGCGAAAGAAGGCGATGCCAATTTACTTTAGCAATTGCTGTCATAAGTAAAAGTATAAGAGGGGAGAGAGTACCTCCCCCCTCGTTAATTAGCTTAGGAGTTAGTTCCGTTCGATCCGAAGATGTACATCGGATAACCAGTACCGAGAGTGTAGAAGAAATCAACACTGTATTCCCAGTCTTTGTTAGCATATACTTCTTCAGGCGGATCTAGAGAAGGTCGTTCTGCGAATAAGAGCCGCAGTGTCTTCGCAACGTATTGCGAATCACACATGAACCAATATGCAGAAGTATCGGTTCCATCTGCAGCTGCCTCTAACCGTTCCCAAACGATCAGCTTCATTGAACGCAACATCATGTTGGTATCATTGTTAGCAGAGCCTGAGATCTTGTCAGAGTACAGTATCCTTCGTGCCTCATCTTCAAGAGATGGAGGAACAATCACGGTGTCAAGACGAACTGGACGTACGAGATTGTTAACATCCTTCATTACCTTTGCGGTAGCGATTTGCTGAACGACAGCAGTACGACTCAATGATGGGTTATCATTGGTACCATCGTTTATGACGTTATTAAAGGTGTTACTGTTAATTGGATTTGAGTGGACTTTACTAAACAAAGCCAACGAATCCGGACCAACTGAGGCGACAGTGTCTCCCCAGTAGTCTGTATAGGAAGTGCTCCATCCTTGCAATAGAACATCAGCCATGGATTGATCAATTCCGTTCCAACCTTCGTCGACAACGGTTTCGACCATTCCATAAGCTTTGTCATATCGATCGAACTTTCGCATTTCCTTTGAGACAGGTACGATTGCACCATAATGTCTCTGTGTGAGAGTAAGTTGATCACCCTCAACGTTTTCGATGCGTGGTAGATTCTCACTATCGCCAACTCTTCGAATACCCGTCAAACCATGTAAGTTCTGAATGACATAGTCATAAAGTTCAGTTTCCTGAACTCCGAACAGATCAAGACCACCCATGCGAGCGATCGCTAGGTTTGAAGTCTCTTCAAAGATATCTTGGAGATCACCAGTTAATGCATCGAAGTCAGAGCGACGTATTGGCATATTTTAACTTTACGCTAATGCGGGTTTATTAAAGTGACCTCCAGCGACAGTATCACTTATGATTTCCTCGATGTGGAATACTTTGTCAGTAGTCTCACCGAGTTCAATAGTGGCTTTGTCTTTGATGTCGTAGTCGTTTCCGACGTGAGTAGCTTGCGCTAATGTAGCATCTACAGTAGCATGGAAGTATACCTGATCAGTGATACGAAGAACTTCGATCATCTGTCCGGTAGCAGTTGTAGTAACTGATTCCATTGCAACATACTCTGCTTCATCATCGCCATCAGCAGCAACTACCAGATAACCAGATGACCATTTCAAAAGATCACCTTTAACGATTGTCTGAGTTGTAGTCGCTGGACGACGACAGACTAGCCCACTATCGAATTGAACTGGAATAAACATAATAGTGTCACTAGATGTGTAGGTTAATTAAATGGACTACTTTGTAGAATACCAGTCTTTCGGATTGGCCAAACCAAGCCGACGACCAGTTGTCTTCCTGCCCTTCGGAGAGCCGGTTGAAGACTTGCCAGTCTTGTCACCTTCGAACTTCTCATCTTCTGCTTCTTTCCTTTTCTTAGCAGAGATGATGCTCTCCTCGTGTAGTTTGGGGTACGCTTGATTGAATGCAGTCCTAACTCGTTTTCTGAAGTCTTCGATCGTAATGTCTTCGTCGTCTTCAGAATAATGCTTCCGAATGTTTTTATAAACTTCATCTGCATCTAAGCCCTCGTCTTTGAACTCAGAAAGAATAGATTTTAATTCTTCCTTTGCACCCCTGCGACGAGCAACTGCAATTGCTTTGTCTTCGTTTTTGTTTTTCTTTTCGTCGTCATCAGTGTCGTCTGTGTCATCGTCTCTCTTGCCTGTCAATAAGACAGCCTCGAGTTTTGAACGATAGCCTCTCTTCTGACCGATGACTTTTGAGAGGTTCTTAGAGTTCGCTAGCTCGCGATCTGTAAGAAGCCCGATCAGCTTCTTCGCTTGATCCTCTGTAACTTCTTTCCCGGGTTCAATCCCAGCTTCTCGAAGATAGCTCTCGCCGAAGATTCTCTCGATGTCTTCACGAGAGCGTCTTGTCTTTCCGACGATAACCTTCTCTTCTTCTTTGTCCTTGTTGATCTCCGGAGAGATCTTGTCTTTTGTTAACTTGTCAGGTAACATAAATGTTCTTTCCCTAGCCCGAATTATCTGAATGAAACGAGCGTAGGATTTTTCTTAATGCTTTATCATTGTTGAGTCGTCCACTCTTCCTGAGACCTTCCCATGCCTTCTTCATGTCATCTAGATGCTTTAAGATAAACAAGATAGCTCCGGCCTGAACATCTCGCTTATCAGGATCTAGCGTTGTAACATTTTTACGTTGCATGCTAAGGATCTCGTAATAAAGGACTTCTCTATATTTAACATTGGCATAAGCAGTAGCCAACGCTTTTGTTTGATTATACTTGGCCAAGTTCGTTTGTGCAATTGCTTTCTCACTCTCTGCTAACTTCGGAAGATCTTCGAACAAATACATGTTCTGTGTATATGCATCAACTCGAAGAAGCTTGAATAACAACCAGATCATCAATGTTCTGATTGGCCGAGTAATTGTTTTATATACCTTCATTTGGTATTACTTTCTCTGATTGATTAATCGCTCTCTTCAAATTATTTGGATCGAGCTTCTGTCCTCCTTGACCTTGTTGTCCTGGTATTTGATCTAAAGCACTCAGAGCTGGTTGGCTCTTAATAACTTTTGATGGATCTTTCCCATAGACTTCTGCAAGAGCTTTGAGAGATTCTTCTTGATTAACCATCGGATCTTCACCAGTAAGTTTTCTCCAAGCAATCTCATTCTCTTTCTTTTCTCTCTCAGTTTCTTTGAGAGATGAGTTCGGAACAAGTTCAGCAACGATCTTTGCATTACGAATTGCTGATGGCTTAATATCAACAACTTGTGAGTTCTCTTCTGTTCTCTCATTTAGAACGTTAAGTTGCTCTTGCGATCTTGGATTCGGACGAATATTAATCTCCATCTTTCCAAGAGCATCATTCAGAAGTCTAACGTTCTCAACTACAACCTTGCGATGCTTACCAGTTGACTTTAGTCTTTTTGAATAATAGTATAGTAAATTCTTAGCTCTTTGTTCAAGTCTTGCTTCTTCAGCCCACTCCATCTGTTTTAGAAACAAACCCATAATCTCTAACGAAGCTTGTCTTGCAGTAGCAACTTCTTCAGCTGTTCTTACACGACCTGCTCCAGCAATACCTGATTGTTCATGTCCAGTTGATGTTGACTCATTCATCCGTTGTTGCATCACATTTAATAGCCCAGTCGAGAAGTTTGTCTGTGGAGAGATCTTGAACTCTCTAATTGAGTTTAGATCTGTACCTTGGTCTAAGTCAATTACGTTTGCAGGATATAACCAATCTAGATCGATGTCAGAACCAGATGCATTAAAGATAGGAGACTTCAATGCAATGAACATCTGGTCGAGAGACATATTCCAGATTGCATTTGTCATATCTTGAAACGATGCTAACTTAAACGGTAAGCTCATTCCGAGATAGTAGTTCACACTGAGAGGTTCAAATCTAGTTAGATGTAATGGTATCTGTCCATGAACGTATGTCTTAGATAACGGATTCTCTGGCTCTGTCAGCAAGATGTTATTTGCCATAACATCGAATGTGTCTGTCAGGCTATTCCAATACTTTCGAACAATAACTTTATCGCCAGCCTCAGCACCGTGTGGGAGTCCAAATGTTTTTACTTCAGACTGTTGATATGCTGAGAGTGGCTGTACTTTATGGATATTCGAATAATCTGCGTATTCTTTTTTAAATGTGTCGAAGTCTGGTAACAATTCAATAGCAGCTCGACCCATCTCTTGAACTGAGAGTTTCGTTATATCGCCTGGGACAAAACTCTCGATCGGTATAAGCCAACTCATGACATCTTCATAGTCATAAATTGACTTATACTTCCAATTCCCTCTGCGAGATCTAGAAGTTTTAACTCGACGTCGCCCTTCGTAATATCCCTCCTCTCGAAGAGCTGCACCTTTGATCGCAGCTTCAAACATTGTATAGAAGAGAAGGATCTCTTCGCTGCCAACCCCATACTTACCTCTTGCTGAGTTCTCGTATAGGTTTGTTATGACTTTCGGTGTTTTCGAATCAAAGCCTTCGGCGTCCCGGAAACGGACCATGATACGTTGAGCAGCAAGACGAGCGAGGACTGCTAGCATTTTGTTTCGAGTTACTGGATCGAAGACATCTGCTTGCCAATCATCTTTGTAATCAGGCTTCTCAGAGATCGAATTAACTCTCTTGTGACTCTCTCTCCAGTATTGCTCTGGCTTGAGTTGAGTTTGGTTCTCTCCCTGACCTAACAACTCTGATGGCTTGTCTCGTTGGTCCTTCATAACTCGAATCTCTTCAACTCTGTCAGCAACATAATCTTCTTCATGTGCAGTCTGCTTCGACTTCTTTACCATGATATGAAGATCTTTGATTTTCTCGCCTGGTTTCAGTTGCTGGTTCTTTCTTGTATCTTGCTGTAAGAACTTTTCGTCTTCTACTCTTACTTTGATTTTAGATGGCATACTTTAATAAGGCACCTTTCTAAAGCTTTTGCTAACACGTTTTCTTCTCTTTGCTTTCATCTGCTTCATAAAATTCTTCTCAGCGTCGTCAGCTCTTGGTCTGACAATTGTTTCTCTAGCGAACGTTAAAGCAAAGGCATCCCAGGTGTCTGGTGATTTAATACGTCTCTTTCTCATCTCCTTCTTAGACATGATCTGAAGTATTCCTTTCTCTGTCGAATACTTGACTTGTAAGACTTCTTCCCAGCTTCGATCATGTTCAAGCTCCATTCCAGCTGTCAATGCGAGAGCTGCTCTCCAATGCATTTGTGCCCTAGCATTCTTAAAGTCTTGCGAGTCTTTCGATCTCTCTGGAGAGTTAGAACCCTTGACTGAGACAATACCTTTGTATGTCTGAGCAAGTCGATCGTATACTCCCTTACCAATTCCAATGGCATCAACGAAGACGTTTCTCGGATCAATATTGAAAGCATCGATAAAATGACATGCTTGAGAATAGATCAGCATTGTATCAATCGTTCTCTTTCTCCATAAGACTTTCGCAGCATTTGCGCCACGGAGCACAAGAGTTGAATAGTCTCGTCCTTCTCCTGCAGAGTCAATGCCAAGACGTAACTCTCCAAAGAGTTGAACTTGTGGCTTCAAAGCTTTGTTTAGATTTTCTTCTAAAACAAGAGGAGAGTAACCATCTGCATCGACTGCCTCCTCCTCAGGGAATTTGCATTGAAAGAGAATTGAATAGAGAGGCCGTTCTGCAGCCTCTTCTAGAAACGGTTTGTTATATTGTCCATCTGCTAAACCGATTCTCTCATCGATAAAGATCTTCTTATACTTCGTGTCTTTGAAAGATTGATAGAAATGATTACGAGCAAATGGGTTTCCAATTTTTACGTAGCAAGTGTCTTCGCCTTTACCAGCTAACATTCTGAACACACCAGCTTCGATTTCATTGGAGATCAATGATGACTCATCTGAGACAACGTTTCTTCCTCCAAATCCCATAACAGCGTTGATCGCTTCATTAACTCTATGAGCTTCACAAGATACAATCTCTACTGAGCCATATCTTGCAACATTGTCTTCAGACAAGATTTGATACGTCAACTTCACCTTCGACTTCTCTTCGAGTAATCGATTCATAGCATCTCTGCTTTTGTTTCTGACTCCAGTAAGCTTTCCTTTGAAGTATGCGTTTTCCGATGTCGCTTTGATAATGTAATTGATGAGTAGCTTACCACGTTTAGAGTCTGGTACAATCACTAGCCAGTCCTCAGGGAATACTGCGATCCGTGCTAGTAAAGCCATTGCTATTGTAATTGTCTTCCCGTACTGAGTACTCGAGACAATCAACATTCTCGGATGAAGTCTTTGGAAAATACTTTTGAAGATCAGAGTCTCAGCAGGAGTTAAGAAGAATGTCTCTTGCTGGTCTGTCACAAACATCGAAGCAACCATGTTCCAGGTTGGATCTTCTTGTAGTTCACGATACTCTTGTTGAATGATCTCTTTGAGTTCGTCATCAGAGTTGTTGATCTTCAAAGTACCTCCGAAGACATCGAAGTCTACTTTTGTTGGATCTGGATAAAGATAGTCTGTCTGCATATTATGCGTCATTAACTTCTTTTGTTGGAACCATGATACCCTTCTCAATCTTGACTGGCATCCTAGTTCTCGGTGTCTCTTCAGTTGGTTTTACTTCTTTCCCAAGTCCAGCGATCTTTGCCATAGACTGCTGAATTGATCTGAGAGACTCTTCACTTTCTGAACCGCCTTGTTTGTCTGACCAGCCATATCGATTTCTCATGTTCTGAGCAAACAACGCAGTATTGAAGAACTTGCCCATGTGGACTCCCTGTCTTCCTAGCTTCATCCACCATGCTTCTGCAAGCTCAAGACCATGATTGACAGTCTTACGATACTCTGCACACTTCTCACGAATGTCTTGTCTCTTTGCACTCTCTGCTCGATCGATGAGAAAGCGATGCATCTTCTTTGTAAGACCTAGCATCATTAAGACTTCCTCGAGAGATGCTCCCTCTGAGAAAGCTTTAGTCATCTTCTTCGGCCATGACTGGATCTTGAATACGTCGTATGCTTTTGACTTGAGACGACCCTTTCTGACTGGATCAGTCTCTTCTGGAGTAAACCTTGCCCGCTGACGTCTATGTTTGTCTGCTAACTTCTCAAGCTTAGACATCTCATCCTTCTTTGCTTGTGGTAACTTGATAGGGCTTTCCTCTTCTCTGCCATTAAGCAAAGCTTCCTTATGAATGCGACGGCTTCGGCGAAGATTGTTTTTTCGAAGTCTTCTTGTCATTTGTCTTCTCCCTGATGTACTGAAGCTCAAATGGTTTCAGGTAAGGCGAGAGACGCTTCGTCAACTGTTCGTCTCCTTCCTTGATCAGGAGTTTTAATAAATCAGATCTTCTTGACTCACCTGTAAGTCCGATGTGCTGTAAAATCTCGGTTATGCTGAGTGTAGTGTGGTATGCAGGTTGGATCCTCTGATACTTGGAAAAAAATGGATCGCGTTTGAGAACGGCTTCCATCTCCTTCAATGCTTCGTCGAGGGTATAGGATAAGCCGACGTGAAGATGATTGTAGATCAGGTTGTTAACTACAACATCTGCGACGACTGCATACACTTTTAATTTCTCGATCTTGATCATAAAATTCTCTATGAGGTCTTCTGTTCTTTTGGCCCATCTATGGGGTGTTCCCCCGGAGCCCTCTGTAGAGTAGAGTTTAGAAGAGCATACCTTTGATAGGCTTCTGATAGCTGGCCAAATACCTCTATCACTGCAATGAGCGGAATCTGGTGGTTCCTTACTACATTGTCAATGTCTTCCATCAGTGCCTTCATCTTAGCTTGGTTCTCTTTGACCTTCTTGTCCTTTAGAAGGTTGTTGATGTCCTTGCTCTTTTGTGCTTGGCTTTGTTTAAGTCTGCCAAAGTTCATATTGTCTTCCTTGCCTTCTTGACGGCATAGCGTACTGCTTGTTCGATCTGTTGTTGACGAACTCCCTTCCGATCGAGCTCGTACGCCTTCACGTCTATACGATCTGAAGGCTTAATTTTTAGAAACCCTCTGTCTAACAATGAATAGAAGGTTTTGTATGTCAATGTCTCAGCGAGACGTTGATCGTCATGATGTAGCCAGTAACTGCGTGAACCTCGTATGTTAGTTGTTCTGATCTCCCAGCCATCATTGAGAAGTGAGAGAATTCTTTTCTGATTTGATGTTAGTTTCATAGGAATGTCTGAACGTAACGTATGTCATGTATACTCCTGTACGCACTAGAAAAAATTCGTACGCGCCTGTTCTATTACGTCAACGTATATGTTTATATACGACGGTGGCGTTTTATGCCCGTGAGCGCGTTTGTGTGCGAGCGCTGACGAGCGAGAGCGTGCCCGTGTCTGAAGGTCTGAACGTTACGTTTGGCTTGTGTCAGAGTCTGAAGGCGTCCTGGAGCAGCTTCTGACATACAGCATCGTTCACGTGCGAGCACGAGCGAATGCGCCTAAGCGCTTTATCATTATCGTTATCGTTAGTCTATAGCTATTAGTCTACTACTAGTCCTCTACTGTATACGTTCTATAGGAATTATTTTTCTTTTATTCTACACGTATCATTGTCTTCTATAGACTACGTATAGTATACGTACAGTATAGTATAGTATAGTATAGTATAGTATAGTACTAGTATAGTATACGTCCTTCTCTACGTACGCTACGTGTGCGTATGTGAGCGTGTAAGAGCAGGGAAATGATACTAGAGAGAACACTGTGACATTAGTTGCTTGTTCTTCAGTATCAACGTCCTGCTCTACACTCCTCATAACCTGCGCTCCCTTTACAGCACACTCTCGGAAAACGCTAGTAAAATGATTAATTTAATTATAATATAAAATGCAACATTTGTAAAATATTAATCTCGCAAATCAAGGCTTGAAAACGCATAAAAACCGAGTGAAAACAAGGAGCAAAATGATAAAAAATAAATAATTTATTTGCTGCAACATTACAGCGAGAAGTGAGTTATTAACAGCTGAACCATTTACAATCTTTTTAAAATGTGATATTATGAAACTGTACCAATCAAAATCGCACTTTACATCACAGCTCAAACGCTGACATAATAATTAACTCTCGCAAAATTATGAGTGAAGCAAAAACAGCTGTCCGATTCTTAATTAATCTCGACTCGGGCAAAGTTTTAGACACAGGTAAACGAGGGAGAATGAGAAGGTTACAGAGGAAGCTCGCTGAAGAAGGTACCGAAGCAATCGTTACCAAGTTCAGCTCTCTCTCTGAACGCAAGAATGCCCTTCAGCCCAAGACGAAGCAGGGCACGAATATGAAGGGGGGCAAAGGGAAACGCAGAAAACCTCGCAAACCATTACCTGAAGTCACGGGAGCTACTAAATAATAACTCTCGACTGAAGCCGACTTCAATACGACCTCGGCTTCAGTAAAGTTCTTATTATTAAGAATAAATGATGACAGACTCGAAAAAAGTTAGTCTCGAGGTAGCTGTCTCGATGGTTGCAGACGCAATTGCGTACCACGCTGTTAAACAGTATGATGAGTACGTTGCAAACGTCGTTCCTGAGCACGTCGACCGTTTGATTAAAGAACGTTCCGACGAGGAAATCAATCCTGCAACGCTTGAGGACGATATTTATGCTGCGTTGTATAAAGCAACAGCGAGTGAGCTAGGTATGATAGCGAGACATAACTAACTCTCGGCTGTTCATTACGTCTGTAGTGAGCAGCAATGAGTTCCTAACAAATTAAGAGCACGCGTATGCCTTACAGAATACCTGGTTGTGAGAGCCGCAATCATTCAATCTGTATTGGTACGAAAGATGACCTCTGGCAATGTGCAAATTGTGGTAAAACAGTTTGCCTTGCTGAAGGAAGCAGTGCAAAGCCACAGTATTGTGACGACTGCTGGAATGTCTATCAAGAATTGACAGACGTCATTCTTTCATTATCAATGCAAAAGGTATGTGAGTACCTTGACATCGATGTCTACGCTATTGCTGACAGGCGTATCAATCGTGAAGACATGTCAGCCAATCTCGCACTCGAGATACTCGAGGAGATTAAAGACAAAGAGGGGCTTTAGAACTCTCGGTGCTCTCTCATCTAACGGAAGCCTTGGCTAGGGAGGAGGCTGTGGCTATCAATTCTCACCTCCCGCTGATGGGAGAGTGCAATGAGTTCTTAACAATTAAAGAGCACGTATGGCGAAAGTAAAAGTCACCATACACTACGAACTGACTCTTGACGTAGAAGACGAGTTCGACTACGACGCGATTCAGAAACAAGTGTATGAGGAGCTCGTTAATAATGACAACCAGCACGGTGCATTTGACGAGCTTTACGAAGATGCCAAAGTTGTGACTCTCGTACACAAGAAGCGAACGTGTCCAGGTTGCTTGAAAGTCTTTACAGGCTTTCCTGCACTTTCTCGCTATGAGCACGGAGACATTTGCAGTGATTGTGGTATGAGAGAAGCATTCGACGGCGACTTCATCTCCAGACAGAAAGGAGGTGAGAGTAAATGAGTGAGTTAACTTTATCTTACGAGAAGCCTACAATTCAGCTTACAGGAAATGATGGTAATGCTTTTGCTATCCTCGGCAATGTTCGCAGAGGTATGAAGAGAGCAGGAGCAACTGATGAAGAGCTAAAAGCTTTTATGAGTGAAGCGACATCAGGAGACTATGACCATCTTCTACAGACCTGTATGAAGTATGTAGACGTTAGATAACTCTCGGCTGTTCATCTTGCTCGAGGTGGACAGCAAAAAGTTATTAACAAGTCAACGTTTACAAAGTTTTACAAATTTTATATAATTAAACTGTTCCTAACAATTAAAGAGCACGTATGAGAATCTGGCACGAAGAGCTAATTCCGAAGCTCTGCCGTCAACATCTCTTAGCAGTTTGGAGAGAGGCTCTCGGATGTTATTCAATTATTGTGAATAACAAGAGTGGCTATCGCAATCATCCTGCTGTCAAAGAGTTTGAAGACGCACCAGTCAGGCTCTGGTATCGCTTATGTGCAATTCGAGCAGAGATGTGTCGTAGGGGCTATTGCCCAAAGCCACTGCCGAAGATACACGTTAAGCACAGAGTTGAAACGCTCAGAGAATGGCAAACACTTCCTGAGCAGATCGAAGTTCTTAAATCTAAGAACTGTGACTGTGATGTTTAATTCACTAAAGACGAGTATGGCAGACGAACAAATCTTCTATCAATCCTTCGGTCATTTCCCAGGCTATCCTGGTGAAGGAGGAGCGAATAGAAAGACCTTAAGAGATGCTCTTCTCGACGCAGTCGAGATGATGACTCGAGAAGGTTGTCATTACGTAGACATCTTCAAAAAGAATGAAGACTACGAACTTCTAGCTCGATGGGAGCTTAGAAGAGTTGAGTAACTCTCGGCTACTCTTCTCACTACAAGCATGGGGAGACAAGGCAACTTGTTCCTTGAGGAGAGTAGCAAAGATGTTATTTAATAATTAACTCTCGCGTATGTATTATCTCATCAACAAATCAACAGGTGAGATAGTCGAAGAAAACGAGACAAAGAGTCGACTTCGTAAAAAGCAGAAGACTATGAAGAACAGAACAGACTACAAAGTGAGTAAGTTCAAACCCGGCGAGGGACGTCATGGTTCAGTCAAAAGCAAAGTTGGCCGAGGCAAAGGATTCTCTGCTCGATGGAACAGAGATCGTATTGCTAAGGAACAAGCTGAGATTGACGAACGCGTCCGCAAACATTTACCGCCGTGGGATTTGTTCATGCCCACTGATGAACGCCTTCGTAAAATCTGGCGAAGTGGCAAAGCTCACTTTATCGGAGGTGAGAAGAACAACGACATAAGACTCGATGGAAAGACAATCCCAAAGAATCGTCTCAATCGACTATCGCACAAACTAAATCAACCTGGAAATCATGGGTACTAAGAAAAGGAGACAACGAACACTGTATAAAGTGATTAGTGTTCACAATAAAGCTAAAGGTCGATGGATCCAACGGTATTCACGTAAAGAACGTCGTACTGCTTGGATCTACCAGCCACCGATACCAATTAAAAATGGTTGTGTCAGAGTTGAGGCTGTCTTTCAAAGAGGAAACTCCTTTTGGACTACTCACACTGACATACCGAAAGACGTATGCAAATCGAGATTAGCAAAGGCAGATTGAAGTTCCTCATAAAGATCCTTCGTATCCGAAGAGACTATCTCCAAGGCTTACCAACGTTCTTTCACGGAACAAACTCAACTGCTGCTAGAAACAGGGAGAAGATACAAGAACTCGAGGAGAGTGTCAATTTTTTGATTGATGCAGGTAAACTCGGACTTAAGAAGTATTAACTCTCGGCTGACTATCATCTGGGCTAAATAGATGTCATAAGCTATACCTTCTTCGCTTCACTCAAGCGACGTGCTCTTTACTTCCTCATATAGGTGGTAGTCAGCAATGAGTTAGTTCTTTTGTTACCCTCCCTGTTCTGGCTGCGAGAGTCCGGAACCTAAGCTCAGTTCTAGAATGAGGGGGAGGGCAACAAGAGAATTAAAATATAACAATGTTCTGTATTCACACATTGATCATCGGAGTACTATTCGGCTTCATCTTAGCAGTTATACTTCGAGCGATCTTCGAAGCTTATGAGTAAGAGACTTTACAACAGAGGAGACTGGTTCTGGATGATGATCGTCTTTCTGATGTATTTCTATTGCATCTGGAGCGTTGTACCATTCATCTGGAGAGTAATTTTTAAGTGACGTGCAGTCGACGACAAGCAAAAGAATCTCTGAAACGATCGCACTGGCCCTGGCTCGACTTTCCGTTTAGGAGAATCATTCGACTGCACCTCACTTAATAATTAAAGACGCGAAGCTATGTTAGAACTAAGTCGTCTCGATGAGCCTGTAGCAACTCTCTTTCTTGAGAGAGACGCAGACCACTCAACGATACAAACAACTGGGAAAAGAAAAGACCTCATCGCTCTTATTGCAGACGCTGTCAGTAAAAGTGACGAGCTAAGGGTTCTTTTTCTGCAAGGGATCTCAATCGGGGAAACAAAAAAGTATGACAGTGCTGCTGGGTAAAAAGATACCTTGTCCAAAATGTCACGCAGAAGCAGTGATACTACTGAACGAAGGACGTTACTTTGTTCAGTGTTATACCTGTTTGTATTATGGCTATTTAAAAGAGTACCATAAGAAGTCGTATAGGAGCCAAAACAATACCTAGTTTAACTTTAGAGAGAAAAATAGTAGTATTACACTACTAGCACATCTCTTTAGATATAAAGGTCGAATATTATTAAGAAACATTTAACCAACAGACACTATGGCTAAAAAGAAAAATGGAACTGGCAACGGCAAGTTCCACATCGTTCACAAAGTCTCTGGCAAAGTAGTTGCTTCAGGAGACAACAAACCAAAACTGCGCAAGCAGAAGAACGAGATGAAAGACGGTGATCAATACATCGTCTCCAAGTTTGCTGGGCTACGTCCAGTAAAGGAGAAACCAAACAAACCCGTTAAAGAAAAGAAGGAGAAGAAAGCTAAGAAAACTAAGAAAGTCAAGAAGACCAAGCAAGAAGACGGGCTCACAGCTGAGCAAAAAGAAGCACGTAAAGCTCGTGCTAAAGCTCGCCGTGAAAGAAAAGCTAAGAAAGACTAACTCTCAAGACTATGGCTAAAGACTTAGGAGCCACGATCGATAAGCTAAAAGTCAATGTCAAAGCAGGGTACATTAGAAAACTGAACATGCATGCTCACGGTGGTCTTCAATTTGAAACCACTGATGTTCACGCTATCTTCGAGGCTAAAGACGTTTCAATTGAACACGCGAATGAAGTTCATTCATTGCTCTCAGAGAAGGCTAAATACATCATCGAGACTGAGATCGCTAAGATCGAAGGTGCAGTTCAAGATCCTGTTTCGAAGGAGAAAGGCAAAGGTCTTAGTAAAAAATCATTCGAGAAGATCATGCCACTCTTCAACGACATTACGATGGCGTCTAGTCTTGCAGAGTTAAAGAAGGTGAGGAGTCAATTACGTACTGCTAAAGAAAAAGGAACTTATTCAACTAAGCAATACAATCATTTGGCTCGTCACTACAAACAGCGACGTAAACAACTAAAGAACAAGTAAATGCTCGAAAAGATAAGCCACTCAGGGATCAAGGATTACTTGAAGTGTCCGCTTCTCTTCTATTATCGACACGTTCTTGGTATAAGAGTCGCTGAAAGACCAATACCGTTAGTCTTCGGTGGAGCAATACATAAAGCAGTAGAGCTCTACGAAAAGAACGGAGACGATCCACTCGAAGTTTTTGAAGATAACTTTGAACCTGATAAGATTGATTACTTCGATCGGTTCGGGAGAGAATTATCTACAAGACAAGCAGATGATGTCTATGAAACCAACTTAGAGAACGGCTTTCGTTTACTCGACCACTTCGTCGAAGAACGAGAGACCGGAATTCTAAAGGACTACGAAGTCGTATCAACAGAGCGTTACTTTAGAAGAAGGTTGCGTCATCCTATTACTCACGACCGAGTCAAAGTGAGATGGATGACAGGTATTGTAGACTTCATTCTCGAGGATGGCAGGTTCGGAGACTATAAGACGAGTGGTAAAACCTATAAGCAAGCAACAGTCGATGAGTCGTTGCAACCAACGATGTACTATTTATGGTACTATCTAACTTATAGGAGACTACCAAAAAGCTTTGTCTATATTGTCTTTCTGAAACGACGCAAGACTAATCCGATCCAGGTACTAGAGACTCATCGTACATTAACACAACTTGGTGAGCTCGTTGATCTAATTAACGAGATCGCAGTAAAGGTCGAGAAAAAACAATTCAAACGAAGTCACGGTGAGAAAGCTTATTGTGATTGCTTCCGTTATGAAAAGCTACTAAACGTATGAACAAAATAGAACCAATACAATCAGACAAATGGTATTCGATCGGTGCACTTGTAAGAGTTGCACAAGCAGGATATCTCCCAATCAAATCAAAAGCATATTGGACACAGCTTTGTAAAGACGGTAAGCTGAAACACATTAGATTGAAGAATGCTTACTCGATACAGGGTAAGGATGTGCTCGCTCACCTTGATAAAAAATTGCGGTATGAACGAAGAAGTGCTAAAAACAAAGCTCGTAAAAACAGCGGAGAGATACGCAAAGATAACAATCAAGCTGGCAAAGCTACACGAAAAGAAGATCGATCTAGTGGGGGACGGAGTGAGCCCCAAAAAAGCCAGGGAGATCTGGAAACACTCAGAGAACGGGATCAGGGAGGCGAAACTAAAGCTACGACTAAAGGGGCTTGAGCAATTGCTATCTTCGTATCGAGCTGCACTGAGGACAGATGATCGACAAAAACAATCTTAAACGTGCTCTCAAGAGGGTTGGCATCAAGAATGTAAAGTTCTTACTTACTCGCGAAGACGAAGCAATAGTCCTACTCTCTGAGAATACCTTCAATCAAGTTAAGATCGTATATCCGAAAACCTGTAAGAAGATTTCAGCAATACTTGACTTTACTGATAAAGATCAAGCATGGCTAGATAGCTTACTCGCAGAGTATAAAGAACATCTAACTCTGAAAGAGATGGTACAACAAGCAGAGAAGATGTCTGACTGGCTGAAGAAGAAGCACATTCAAGATGGCAATACGAAGAGTCGTTATCGGACGTTCCTCCGTAAAGAAGTTCGTTGGAGAAAGGAACGCCAGCAAAACGGTGGCGAGAAGAACCTTGATCCAGAACTTTTACGAAAGCTGAATGACTAAAAACACAAAGAGAATGCTCAAGGCTGCTCTAAACTATCGCAGCAAAGGTCTCTCTGTTATTCCAGTCGGTGAGAACAAGAAGCCAATCTTTCCGTGGAAGAAGTATACGAAAACTCTCCCAACGAAAGAGCAGATCAAAGAATGGTGGTCAGAATATCCCGATGCTAATCTTGCTATCATCACTGGAGAGATCTCAAACTTAACTGTCGTCGACGTTGAGAAAGATGGAGAGACAGATGGTTATCCTGAGACTCTTACTTGTAAGACAGGTGGAGGTGGGTTTCATTTTTATTATCAATACTCTGAACGCTTCAAGAATAAGGTAAGAGTCAGAGAACTTACTGATATAAGAAACGACTCAGGCTATGTTGTAGCTCCTCCATCAATACATCAATCTGGCAAAAGATACAAGTGGTTCGCTCGGAATAAGATAGCACCGTTCCCAGTCAAGCTATTTTATAAAGAGGCAGAGAAGCAAGCTAAGACTGATGAATGGGAAGAGTCTCTCGAGGGAGTCTCAGAAGGAAGCCGTAATGAGACTGCTGCTAAAGTATGTGGTCTCTTCTTAACAAAGACAAGTTACAAACTCTGGGAACGTATTGCTTGGCCAGCTGTTAAAGAATGGAACAAGCAAAACGATCCGCCGCTAAGCAACAAAGAACTCCGTGGAGTCTACGATAGTATAGCAAGTCGAGTCACTTACCATCGTGAAGACACTGAGCAAGAAGTCTTAGCACTTGTCGATGTTACGAAAGAACATAAGGAAGTAATGAAGAGAAGACGCGGCGGTCTTGAGTCAGGAGTACCTTCTGGCTTTGAGCAACTCGATCGGAAGTTAAATGGTGGTTTCAAGAAGGGTGACTTTATTGTCATCGGAGCAAGGCCATCAGTTGGAAAGACAGCACTGGCACTAACGCTTGCGTATAATGCAGCACTGAAAGACTTTAAGATACTGTTTTTCTCTATTGAGATGAGTTCTATTGATGTATATGATAGGATCTTATCTTTTATAACGAAAAAACGTTGCAGCGATATTATACAAGGCAAGCTAAAGAAAGAGCTTCAAACAAAAGCATACCGCAGAGCTAACAAACTCGGGATCTCGATCGTTGAGTTAGCGAAAGCTACTTCATCAGAAGTGATTGAGGTTACAAAACAGCATCTCATCACGTCAGACGTTGACATGATTATCGTAGACTACCTTCAGTTCTTACGAGACGATGGTAGAAACAAATCAGAAGCGAATCGTGTTGGGAACATCTCAAAGAACCTCAAGATGCTCGCTCGTATGACAAACATACCAGTGATAGCACCAGCACAACTTAATCGTAAAGCAGAGGGCCGTGGTCACGGTAACCCAAAGCTGCAAGACTTAAGAGACTCTGGTAACATCGAAGCAGATGCAGATGTTGTATTCTTACTACATCGTAGTCTCTCAATGGAACACAGAGAGAATGCTTTCTTAGATATTGCTAAGAATAGAAAAGGAGAGACTGGTGCAGTACGTCTACGCTTTAACTCAAGGACAACGAGATTTGAGATCAATGACCAAGCGCCTTAAAGAATTCTACGATGACCTTGCTGAGGACTTATACTATCCGTATAGGATGATAAGTAATCCTGCAGTAGTTGGCGTTGGAGAAGTTGGTAAGATAATGTTTGTTAGCTTATGTCCAGCAAAGTTAAATGATAGGAAAAACTTTGAGCAGTTCTTTAACAGACAATTGAAGAAGGTTGATCTGAGTCCAAGAGATTACTTCTTCACACATCTCTCCAAGACTTCAATCATTGGAGATAAGAATGGTACACTTGGACCAGCACTACGTGATCGCTTCCGCCGTGATCTACGGTTTGAGATTATACAAGTGAGACCGATGCTAGTTGTACTATTGGGCAAGATCGTGCAAGAGTTCTTCGCAGTTAAGCAGATGCATTTACCAAAGCGTAAGAGGTTTGGTACCCGACGATGTCTTCTCGTTGGGATCCATCACCCGGGTTATGCGAGAAGATCGTCAGCTGCAGCAAAGAAAACGACAGACGATCTAGCCTATCTAAGTAAACTCTATCGAGAATTACTATGGCTAAAAAATACTTAGACAAGAAGCTTCTCAAAGCCTCGAAAGAAGGTTCATCTTTTATCAAGTTAGTAACAGGTGAATCAGTAATAGGCGAGTATGTAGGCTATGATACAGTCTACTCTGAGAAGTATAAGAAAGACAACTTCCATTTCCTCTTTGATATCGAAGGAGATGAGAAGAAACTATCGACTTCGTCAGCCAAAGTTCTTCGGAAGATGGCACAAATCGAGCCAGGTACAATCGTTGAGATCACTCGCTTAGGAGAAGCAGGTGACACAGATTACTCATTCGACCCAGTCGATGACGATGACTATGACGAGAAGCCAAAGAAGAAAAAGAAGAAGACTGTCAAGAAAAAGAAAAAGAAGAAAGCAGTTGTCGAAGACGACGATGACGATGATGACGACTTAGACGATGACCTTGACGACGATGACGAAGAAGACTAGTATCTTGGACCTCGTTCAAGAGGAACAAGCGTACAATAAAAAGTTGCTTGCAGACAGGAACATACTGTTCAAAGAAGAAGAGCAACATCTTAAAGACTTAAAATTAATCAAGTCTCCACGGAGACCTAAAAACAAGATGGCAAAATCAACTAAAGAACGTCTCGTCACTAAGACCTCTTGGGCAGTCACGACTCTTATTGATGACTTTGATGAGCACGGTCCAACAAAAAAGTCCATTCGCGTTCTTCGCAAAGCTCTCTCAGAGCTAATGAACGAACGCTTCCCACGGAAGGGAAAGAAAGTTAAGCTGAAAAAGTATGATCCACCAGCAGATGAACTCCCAGAAGAAGAAGCTGATGTAGAGGAGGAAGAAGAGATGGAAGAAGAAGATCTCAAGCCAGCGAAGAAATCAAAAAAGAAAGCAAAACCTGAACCAGAAGAAGACGATGATGAAGAAGATGAAGACGAGGATGAGGAAGATGAAGACGAGGAAGAAGACGAAGAAGAAGACGATGACGAAGAAGAGGAAGAGGACGATGAGGAAGAAGAAGATGACGATGAGGAAGAAGATGACGACGAAGAAGAAGATGAAGACGAAGAAGAAGATGAAGACGAAGAAGAGGAAGAAGAAAAACCTCGCAAGAAAGCTGCTCCACGTAAGAAAGCAAAGCCGGCAAAGAAACGAAAAAAATAATGCTGATCCTCGTTGAGGGATGTGATAAGACTGGAAAGTCTACTCTAATCAATGGACTGAAAGATAAGCTACCAGGTGCGGTAGTAATCAAGAACCCTTTCAAGCCGGAGAGAGGACCTCTCTTTGTTAACGGTGTCTACGCAGGGATGTACAATTCTCTGCGTAGTCACCTTGACAAACACTCAGTCCCGATTTTTATAGACAGAAGTCATATCACTGAACTCGTCTATGCTAAAGTACTAAGAGGATATGATGCGCGAGAATATTTTGAGTGGGATGAATATGAGACTAGTCTACTAGAGTATAGTATAGTACTATATACGTATGCTAACGTACGTACTATTAAAGCTAGGTTCGTTACAGATAAGGAGACATACGTTGAACCGAGCTTTATCTCGCTACTGCTAGATGAATACGATGAGTACTTTAAGCATAGTAATTTAAGAAGACTAAGATTAGATAGTGGAGTACTTAAACCTGATAAGATGATAGAAAAAAGTCTATCGTTCATTGGTTCTCAACGATCTATGTTAAAGCTATGAACATAAGTGAAGTACAAGACACAGAGCTTAAGGGAGATTTACTTAAGCTAATCTATAAGAAGCAAGCTGAAGCTGAAGTAACCTTTGCTAAGATCGAAGGTATCAAGGAACACTTAGCATTCGGTAAACTAGAGAACCTTCATCTACCAGAAGTATGTAATCATATACAGACTAACATACTATGGAGATTAACTGAAGAGATACATGAGTTATCTATAGCTCTAAAGAATGGTAAGCACTGGAGACAAACAACATACTGGACTGATATCAATGAAGCTTTAGACGAAGTAGCAGACGTTATTATCTACGTTCTTAACTTATGTTTAGCAATTGGCTTAGGTCCTGAAGAGATAGCTCAGCTAGTCTTAAAGAAGATAAAGATAAACACTGATCGAATAAGAAGTAAATATTGATATGAACAACGTTGTATCACAATCTCAAAAACACAGAGCAAAACGAGAAGAGACTTGTCTTCATTGTGGCTCTCAGCAAGTAACTCTAGCAAAGATCTTAAAGAGACCGAAGGAACGAGATAAAATATTACGTATGCAGACAACAAAAGTCTGTGTTAATAAAGCATGTTGGTCTCACATCGAGATCAACAAGATAAAAACCTGGAAAGCAATCTAACCTATGCGTATCTATAAGAACTGCAAAGAAGCAGTAGTCGACATCGGTAGAGAACTACAAAAGTGTTCTACTGAGATACACACTGATACTTATCAGAACAAAGTTATCGCTGACAATCCAGACTTTAATACACGTGAGATCCAAGCTTATTCATTTGCGATCATTGATACATCTGATAAAGCTGAGATGCCTCATGCTACTCCAGAATGGGCAGAGGCAGAGTTCAAAGAACGTGTAGCAGAGGTTGATCCTCCAATCAATCCTGGTAATGCTTATCACTTAAGAATTGAAGTCTGGCAAGAGTTTCTCGATGATTGCGGTAACTTTGATTACACTTACAATGAGAGGATGTCTTATCAGATCTCAGATGTTATTGAAGAACTTAAGAAGCATCGTCTCACTAGACAAGCAATCATTCAGGTTCATGACAGAAAGATCGATGGTAAACTAATGGGAGTTAAGAGACTCCCTTGCTCCATGTTTTACCAGTTCATGATCAGAGACGGTAAGCTTGATGTCATCTATGTTATGAGGAGCACTGACTTCGTAACGCATTTCCAGAACGATATCTACTTAGCAATTAAGCTGCAAGAATACCTTGCTACAGAAGTAGGGATCGCTCCTGGCAAGTTTATAATGTTCGCAAGTTCTCTCCACATCTATCAGAAAGACTGGAAAGAACTCGACCGTTACTAATGAAGATTGAACAGAGAACAATTACATACGACGAATGGAAGAAAGAACCGAGACGTGAGTATGTTCTAGGATATAACCAACAAGACGCAGTTGTTCTTGTCTACAGAGAGGGCACAGTAAAGAAGTACTTAACCATCAGAGCAGTGCCTTGGTACTTTTGTATCAAGCGCAAAGACTTCGAAAAGAACAGAGATGTCTTCTATGATATGCAACGAGATGGCTATCTGACAAAAGTAACAAGAGATTACTCTGACGAATTTGTTCGAGTCTACTGTAGAAACATGAATAAGCGTAATGTCATGGATCCAAAGAACACATGCTTACGAGTCTGTAAAAACTTAAACATCCAAACGTATGAAGCAGATCTTAATTCATATCAACGACTCCTTATTGATCACCACCTCAAAATCGCAAAGCATTATGAAGTTCTCTACTTCGATATCGAAACCGATGATCGGGGCATTGGAATTGAGATTGGGCGAGACCGCATACTCTCAGTTGCAGCAGTTAATCAACGAGGACGCGTCTACTACTACTCTGAAGCAGATGAACGCAAAACAATTAAGAAGTTCTTTAAGCTCGCTCAAAAGTACGATATTCTTGTCGGCTGGAATAGCGAGCGATTCGATGTTCCATATCTCAGAGACAGGGCTCGTCTCCATCATATCTACTTTAACTGGCGTGAAGTTATACAGCTTGATCTCATGCAAAAAATCAAAGAGCTTAACAGAAGAAACATCGAGCTCATCAAAAAAGTAAGAGGCTTCTCACTTAATGCGATCTCAGCAGAGTTTCTAGGAGAGCAGAAGGTAGAACATACTGAAGGGATCTACGAGATGTATGAGAACAATCCATCAAAGCTAAGGGAGTATAACATACAAGACACAGTCCTCGTGAAGAGGATCGATGAACATGCAAAAGTAATTAAGCAGAAGATCATTGAACATCAGATCACTGGTTGTTTCCTTGATGAATATGCAATCTCACGCATCCTTGATATGTATCTCTTGCGACACTCTGAGAGAGGAGCTCGCTTTAAGACTCGTCCACCTTGGCGAAAAGATAACTATGATGATAGAGAATCAAAGTTTACTGGAGCAGTTGTTCTTGAACCTGTAAGAGGGATTCATCACGAGGTCTATCACTTTGACTTCACAAGCTTATATCCGAGTATCATCAAGACTTTCAACATAAGTCCTGAGACATGGAGACCAGGAGGTAAAGGTATTAAGACACCGAACGGACAAACATATTCGTTTAAGCAAGGTATCATACCTGAGATCATTGCCGATCTCTTGCAAGCTAGGAACGATATTCGGTATGGCAGAATGAAGGAATTAAAAAAGTCAGACCCAGAATATGAAGAACTATACTTCAAGCAGTACGCGTTCAAGACCATGGCGAATTCGTTTTATGGTATTCTTGGCGCGCCATTTACCAGATACTATAAGACTGAGAATGCTGAGTCGATTACTTTATCTGGTCACTATCTTATCAGCCTCATTAAACGCTACTTCGAGAAGAAAGGGATGGTCGTGTTATACGGAGATACCGATTCAGTCTTTGTCAAAGGTAAGAAGATTGACCCTGTTCAATTTAGAAAGAAAGTTAACGCATTCATTGCGAAAAACTTAAAGAGAAAGTTTAATGTCAAGGAAAGCCACATTGATCTAAAGGTCGAGGCTTTCTATGACAACGTATTCCTTCAAGACAAAAAGAGATATGTAAAGAATGAGAATGGTAAGCTAAAGATTGTTGGTCTTGAAGCACGTCGTAGAGAAACACTAGCACTCGCTGCAAAGAAACAAGTAGAACTTCTCGAGATGATACTCCTACATGGCTATATCAAAGACGAGATTATCAAATGGTTGCTAGAGTTTAAGCAACAAGTCATACACGGAAAGCTTAAGAAAGAAGATGTCACTGTTCAAGTTAAATTATCAAAGCATGCTGATGAGTATGATAAGAAAGTTAAAGACGACTTCGGAGAAACTGTAGAGATTAAACCAAGTAAGTTACCTCACATCAAAGTCGCTAAGTGGTTAAAGAAGAATGGCATCAAAGAGAATGGCATGAACACGTGGGAGAAAGGTTGCTATGTAAAGTTTGTCGTCACTGGTAAAGTAAGAGGAGAGGGTATCACTGCAGTGAGTGTTCACAACTATGACGAGGGTACGTATGATCCAGTGTACTACTGGAATGTGAAGTTTTATGCAATGCTTCAGAGAGTTCTTGCTACAAGATATCCGAAGCATGACTGGACTCAATATGAAATCGATCCTAAGAAAATTGCTAACAGAGCAAAACGTAAAGAACGTCGCAGAAGGCGTACTTTATTTAGCGATTTTTATCGTTCTTAGTATTCTCTGTGTAGCATTTATCTATAACATAACTGTGTACATCTGGCAAACACAATAATAACTTTAATTCAGTCACATGGCAAAGCGAAAGACACAAACTGAGTCGATCATCACGAAGCAAGTTGTAGAGTATCTTGAGAGTAAAGGTTGCATCGTCAAGAAAGTCTACAACGGTGGAGTACCTGGCGGAGTTACTAAAGGTAAGATCCGCTACAAATCGAAACCAAAAAACGAGAAAGGTATTCCAGATCTGATAGCGATTCACTTAAAGAAGAAAGTCTTCTTGTTCATTGAGATGAAAAGCAAGAACGGCAAAGTCTCTGAAGAACAAGAGGAGTTTATTAATCTCTTCAACAGATGCAAACAACATTGTGCTGTCGTCTGTAGAAGCGTAGAAGATGTTAAGAAAATACTTTAGTCTGCTCATCCTGCTTCTTTTCTTCTATAGACTTGATACAGGGTATGCATTCTTAGGCTTCTCACAGGGAGCGACATCATTAGCACTAGACTCAGACGGATGGTGCGTAAAGTTTGAGGGAGATCTCTACGGAGACTTTGAATGTAATGACGCTGACAGACTACTAATGGAAAAGCTATGGGAAGAAAACAGTTCAGAGTCATTCTTATACTTACCATAATATCTCTTGTTCTCATCTGCTTGGTAGGCAATGTCTATGGTGAAGCTGAGCCGACTGATGCTGACGTATCAACTGTCGAAGTAGAATTCGATCTGATGTCGTACAAGTTAGACCAAGCGCTGAAGTCGTATACGTTGCACTACGAGTGGACTGAAGATCAGACAGACTATGCAACAGGAACATGGGCTACAAGAATGGCTGCACGAGTCGAATAATAAATTGGCTCGTATTTACACGCGAGACGAGGCCGTAGTATATTTATACTAGAATTATCTCTAGTAATTACTACGGCCTCGTTTTGTTCTTCTAGCGTCCTGCTATACGCTCATTTAAAGTATTAAGTTTATCTAGTTGTAGCAATATGAAAGTCTGCTGGCTCTTCAACAGTCGTATTACCTTCCATCCAAGCAATAGCTTTTGCGATCGAGAAGATGTCTGCGTCGAGTAAGGAGTCATCTGGACTTAAGCCGGTGTTCTCTGTAACGACTCCTGTATAGTTTTCTACATCGTTCTCATGCTCAGGTGCGTATTTGAGGATGTATGATCTGATTGTCCAGTCTTCCTCGCCTCGTTGTACTTTACCCATGTCCCACTGGATCTGCTTGAGCAATGCTCTGTAACCAATGTTCGGAGTCTTGAATGCAGCAAATCTTCCAGTGTTCGGATCAGGTCTAGAGTTTGGCTGATTGTGATACTCAAGACTTCCGATGTTATTATACTTGTATGGTACTGACTGCGGATTAGGCTTCGGCTTGATGATTGCTTCTTTCACATACTGTTCTATCAGATTATCAAGAGTAGGCTTCTCTATAGTAGAGACGTTGCGTATGCCTGACTCCTTCTTCTGTTCAAGTTCTTGCTTCTGCTTCTCCTTCTCTTTTGCAATCTTAACCTCAGGTGAACTCTGATCTAAGATTTTGACGTCACCTCCTTCTGCTTCTTCAACTGTGACATCCTTCGGTGGGTTTTGAGGATCGTATATTTGTACCTCTCCAGAGACTGGTCGATAATACATCACACCAGTATTAAGATCAACTCGAGTCTCTCCTGGACGAAGATCTCTTGGTTTCTCATACTCAGTCTTTTCTTTGTTTGCTTCTTTAGCCAATTGATTGTTCTTCTTGAAGCGTTTCCATAGAAGACCAGGTAAAGCAAATGCACCATAATCTACGTTCACTGGCTTATCTGCATAGCCAGCTGTTGGTATCTTAAGAAACTTCTCTCCTTCAACTTCAACTACCTCTGCGACTCCGCTGACTTCTGCATTTGCTCTTTTACGTAGATCATACTTATAGAACTCTGCAGTTGATCTCATTCTTTGAGGAAGTCTTGTTGTATCAAACTCTCCAGCAGTACTTGCTCCTTCTTGCTCAATTAACTCTTTTAACATTGTCTGTGCACGAACAGGATCATTTGGTACTTGCTCACCATTTGGACCAATTCTTCTGAAGTTCGTATACTCAATCACCTCATCCATGACTTCATCCACATATGCATCAGATTCCTCAACAGCTTGGAAAATTGTTTCACGTATCGCATTCTTTATTGCCTGAATCTCCCTCTCTGGGATTGAGACACCAAACTCATCTGCGATCTCCCTTGCTGTAGAACCATTCGCGAGCTCGATGATAATCTCATAACCGTCTTCGACCTCGTCTAGTTTTTTCATCGCACCATCAACATTAACTTGCATGTTCCTGAAGTCTCCATAGACATCATCAACTGCGTTTTCCATAAACTCATGCTCGAAATTGTCTAAGACTCTCTCTCTTGCTCTAGCACTTGCATCTTCTGTAAGTAGAGCGATATCACCTGTTGTACCATCGAAACTCTCAACATAATATGTTCTACCATTAATCGTAACATCACCTGTCGCGTTTGTACTGATCTCGTCAATGATGTCATCTGTTAATACTGGATGATCATTCAGGACGTTTCTAAGCACCCTGACATTTGAAGCATTGCTGCCAGTCTCTCCCTTTGCTCGTCTAACAAATTGATTGCCCCATTGTATTTTAGTTGTTGTCTCTTCTGTCGGTATATAATAGAACGGATGACCATCTTGAGCAGCTCGCTTGAGTTCTTGACGTAGCATCGGTCCTGACCACTTATCTTTGTATTGTGATAGAACTTGTAGTTGTTCGTCTGCAAACTCAACTGCATTCTTAAATACAGTATCTGCTTCTGGACTAAGATATTCGCCGAGCTTCTCAGTCGGAACTTCGTATGTCAATGTATGACCGTCTGGTGCTCTCTCTCCTCTCTTCGGAAAGATCTCTTTGAGGAATGGCTCTTGGTCGAGTTCCTCTGGTGGTTTCTTTACGACTCGCTTAAATTCGAATGTCTTACCATCAAAGCCTGTATAATTTACTTCTTGACCTGCTGCATTCTGTACTTTAGTTACTGCACTCCTTCTGTTAACTCCGAGATGTTCTGAGATAGCATTGTTTATAATCTGCTTACGATTCTCTCCCATCAAGAAGCCACCTTGCATTAAGTCGTTTTGTAACTCAAGAGCGAATCGACCTTCTTGTCTGTCTACGCATCTAGCATGTCCGAAGTACTTTTTCCATACATCAGAGTTTTGATCAATGTACCTATCAAAGTGCATCGAGTGGTAGTCAAGGGCATAGTTGTTGAACGGCGACGTGTAGATAACTTCGTTATAGAATTTCTCATTCCCACTTACAAAACTAGTCGAGAGATCACCAAGTCCACGTACTGGAGCCTTAACTTCGTGCGGTGTTAACTCGATGTAGTTCATCTTGATTTGATTTGCGAGATCTTCTGCATAGACTCTTCGTGAGTTAGAGTCATGCACTGCAATCTTCTTAAGGTCATCTGAATAAAACTCTTTGAACATGCTCTGCAAATCTAATGCATCCTCAGCCTTATCAGCATCTCGTCTAACAAGAGCAAGCCAGTCCTCGTATTTTTTTGCTGGTACTCTTACTTCAAGAACATCACTTCCGTATTGCTTTGCGTGATTCTTATCAACAGTCGCCCAAAGAACATCTTCGCCACGTCTCGCTTTACTAAGATCGATGAATCCACTCTTTCTGATAGCAGCGGCATTGTCTGTACCATGATACATTAAGACATCGCCATTCTCAAATCTTGAAACCTTCATTTGAATCTCATCGATCATCTCTGTTGTGACAGGTCGATCGAGTAGTGCATCGAACTCTCTCTGCACCATCTCTTTTTGTTCTCGGCTTATGTTCTTCTTGAGTATCTTATTGAGTGACTCTTGACTAACTCTAACTTTACCCTTCAGCTCGTCAAGTACAGTTGATGTAATCTCTTTGAAACCTTGGAATGCAGTTCGAGTTGTTTTGCCAGTTACTTGTTTAAGAGCTCCGACAGAACCAAGTACATCAAGACCTGCTCCGCCGTCTGGTCCGATCCCAACTAGAATACCATCTGGACTCATATACATTCCATAGCCTTTATCATAGAGGTCTCTGTCTTGTGGTGCCATCTTTGCAAGTTCCTTCTCACTGTATAAATTAACTGGTTCATACCCCATCGCTAATGCCTCTGCTGGAGTCTGAGCGATGTCTGGTACGATCATGGAATAGAGTTCTCTTGTGATGTCTCTCACTCTTACCTCTCCTGCTTCTGGAGTGAAGATGTCTTTAATCTTTTGTTGAAAACGAGATGGGAGATCGAAGATCTTATCAAGTATTCCTTGGTTCTTTTCTGTCTTGACATCTCTTTTCTTCTCTCTAGCTTGACGTTGTATCTTCTCTTGAACGGATTTCTTTAGTGCCTTTAACTTAAGTGGGAGAAGGCCAAGCTCTGTGATACCCTTGTCCTTTAGAATCTCTTCAAGCTTCATTACGTTCTCTTTGTATTGTACTTCCTCTTTATTAACGAGACTCTTTGAATAGTATCGTGTATACATTGCTTCGAGTCCAGCTTCATAAGAACCAGTTAACTCCTTCTGTTCTTCAAGCAAACCAAAGTATTCTTTCTCGTCTCTGTTGATCAGAGTAGTACTTAATGGCGAGAGGATCTGTTCGAGACGAATGTCAACTGGAAACTTCTCTCCCTCAGGAGATGAGCCACCGATCAGCTTATTTAACTCGTTCAATAATGGAATTGTCTTGAACCACTCGATTGTTGTCTTGTCGAATGTGCCTTCGAGAAACTTACCTCTCTCACCTGTGAACTGTTCGATCGAGTTACCAAAGTAGTTCAAGTTGTTGTTTAGATTTGTAGTAACTTGCAAGAACGGATTGAAGCCAACCTCATTTAAGTCTGGCGGAAGCTGGAAGATATTAATCAGTCTGATCAAGTCTGCTTGCGGTAAGACAGATTGAGTTCTGATATATTTATCATAGAGTTCTCCAGCAACTTCAATCTCACCAGTCTTAATCAAGCCCATGTCTCGTTCTCTTCCTGTCATATACTTAACATTCGGATCTTGCTTCTCGATCTCGTCGACTCGAGCATTGAAGATTTTCTGCATCACTGCAAGTCGAGTTGGAGTATTCCAGAGAGACGAGATCTGTAGAGGAATATTAAATCTAGACCAAGCCCAGAATGGAATAAACTTCTTGATGATCTTGTCTCCTTCACCTAAGCCAGTAAGATAATCAAATAAATATTTGTTCACATACTTCTTAGCATCTGCTCGCATTGTTTTCGTAACTTTACCTGATTTGCCAGCTAATGTTTTGAGTCTGTCAATGTAGAGAGCAAGTCTTGCATTGTCTTCAAGTGCTGTTCCGATATTGCGAGACAAATTAAGATACTGTCTGAGTATCGGAATACGATAGATCTCTGCTGGGTTCTTGTATTTGTTTACGACTTTGATAATGTCGTCTGTGTGTTCTGCAACTCTTGCCATATCGTGGAGGTCGATAGCAAAGAAGCCTCTGCCGATCACATCGTCTTTAAGTGCCCAGTCAATCCACTTAGCAGGTACCTTCTCAGGGAATAACTTCCTTGCTATCTGACCCTTCCACCCTGGGATCTTTCTTGCTTCATTGATATATCCAGCAATCTGTTGAAGCGCTGCGATCGGAATGTTCTTCGGGTTCATACTCCCAAGAACGATCGCGTTGTACAGATTACCAATTACGTTTCTAGTATGATATCGAGGTCTGACTGCAGTTGCTAATGGTTTCCAATTACGATTAAAGAAGTCAAGAGGAGATAAGAGTTTTCTCATCGTCTCTTGAAAAGCACTCGGAGCAAATCTTCTGTTAAGCTCAGATGCTACTTCCTTCGGTACAAACCATGTCTTACCCTTCTCTGGAGTAAACTCGTCAACGTTAAACCTCTTCTTAATCTCTGCAGTAACTCTTCCTTGTTTCTTGAAGATCTGATATGCTTCGTCACCGACCATTGCTTTCAGTTGCTTTTGTAAGTTATCAAACTCAAGACCGTATGTTCTTCGTACACCTTCAAGGAAAGCCGACTTCATGTTATCAAGTGCAACCTTAATCTTGATCGCTGAGATAGAGACTACTGGATCCTTGACAAAACCCTCGACGTCTTTCGATTTTTTCAAATAACCAGGGTCTCCCTTCTTGAATGGTTTGATCATTCTCTCAGACATCTTTAGCTTCGGTGGGAAGAAGTGATGCAGATAATTACTGATTGCATACTCTTCTGGTAAGCCAGCTTGTACTCGAAGCTTTGGTACCTCTTGCGTTAGCCACCAATCAATTGCAGATTGTATCTTCGGGTTATCAGATGTTGCTAGTTTTGTACCAGAGCGTCTTGCTGCATCGATCGTCTCGAAGAACTTTACTCTCTCTGCGCCATTTAACTTAAAGATCTTCTCAAACTTTTGTGCAGTCGATCTGATGATACCCTCTTGCATCTTTAGTGAGTTAACGTATAGTTTCTCTAGTGACTCTGCTAAACCACCATAACCCTTCGACCGAAGCTTGCCAAGCGGTGTGAATAAGTCTGCGACTGTCTCGTTAATTGTCTTCGCGAAGCGTGCTGCTCTGCCAGTAGTATCTGTTCTCTCAAGAACTTTTGAGCCTGCCTTTGCGATGTCATCTACATATTTAATCTTTCTTGCAGCTTCACCTGTCTTCTCGACAGCTTTGCCAACTTTACTTAAACCTCTCGCAGCAACTTTTGTTGTTCCTTTAATAACAGGCGAAGTAATACCAGACGTTGCGATTGCTAATGCATCAAGTCCGAATGTAAATGGTTTATCATACATGAACTCGACAGGGTGAGTGATCTCCTGTAACACATCAGTCGCGACTGCAGTACCAAGATTTGCTAAGATCTTCTTCTCTTTCTGAACATACTGCTTACTCATACCCTGATTGAGATCAACCATGAACTCTTCGATCAATTTCTTTTGTTCATTATATGAGACATCTCTCACAGTATCCCAGTCCTTCTTAAATTGTTTTGCTGTCTCGATCGGATTTGAGATTACATCCCAAGCAGACTTTGCAAACTCTGGTGTTCCGATTGCTGCTTGTTTTAAGATCTCGCTACCTAAACCGAAGACAGTGCCGATTGACTCTACAGGATGCCGCACAGCTTGAGAGCCGATATGTAACATCCCTTTACCAAACGACGAGATATCTTCTTTGAAGTTCTCCTCAAACCCAGCAAGAGATTTCTTGATCGGGGCATTAAGCTGAGCACGCTCTCTGATCTTTTCTCTGACTCGAGATTGAACTTGTCGTTTGATCTCTTCTTTTGTAGCCATAAATTATTGCATAAGGTCTTGCGGTGATAAGCCAAGAGATTCCCATGCTGCGATCTCTTCGTCTGTAAAGTCGAGATCTTTAAAGAACGCTCTTGTTTCTTCGGTCCAGACATCGGAGGCTACCTCTAACTCAGACTTACTGAAGTAGATCTTAGCAGATGGATCGTTTGGATTGAGACCGCGTCTGAATGTATCATCGAATGTTGATGTATCTCCTCCAGTTGTTTGAGCAAACTTAAGTCGCTCATTCCTAAAAGTCTCAGTATTATAAAATCCATCGTCGCCCTTCGAAGCCTCGAGGACTGCCGAAGCATCACCTAAAGCACCTTTCATCTGGTCGTTCATATAGATCGTTGTACTTGGACCAGACGACTTTGTCTTGCCTGCACCAGCGACTCGCCAGAGTTCTTCACCAGTATTCTTGTTGATACCAGTGACATTCCCAGAGTCATCTGTTGCTGTAACGATCGTTGAAGCTAAACCAGTTAAAGTAAACTCTCTCCCAGTATTGGGATCTGTAATTGTTGTAGTCTCACCTTGCGGAAGACTCTTCATTAGTGAGACAATGTTTGATCCTGTAAAGAAAGGATCAGATGCACCACCTGCAATTCCTGTGAAAGTCATACCATCAATTGTGACAGTCTCACCTTCTGGAATATCTTTGATGATGTCATACTTCTTTGTAACAATGTCAAAGAGTTGAGATTGCTCAGCTCTCTGATCTGCTTTTAAATCAAGCTTCAGTCCAGCTACTGACATTGCTTGCTGGAACTGAGTTGTTTGTAATTGCAACTCAAACTGAGCCCATTTGAACTCTTGATCTTTCCAAGCATCGATCTCCTTCTGTAGCTTGTCAGCCATCGTGAGATCAAGTTGTGCTAGTGCTTGTTCTCTTGCACTAACGATCTCATCTACTTTCTTCTGTGCTTGACCTCTCTGATGTTGTACAAAAGAGAGTGCAGCCGTAGAGAGACGTCTCTTCGTAGCAAATTGACCTTCTGTTGCATCAGTGATGTCTTCACGATACTCTTCTGCTTCAGCAATCAATGGAGCAAAGCGATCCATGATCAGCTGTCTCTTCTTATCTTCTTCTGCTGCAATCCGGTCTTCAATTGATTGAGTCTCTGTCTCGAGTCTTGACTCAAACTCTTCTCTCGAAGTAAAGACATCTGACGACGTAATGTCTGGGATGTCTGTATCGATATCAATGCTCGATGGTAGATTTGTACCATCTCCTGCAACACCTTCGCCAGCAGAGTCTCCTACTGTAGACTCAATTGCTTTACCAACGTCTGACGGATCAACTGGAACAAAGCCGAGTTCATCTGATAGAGCTTGTAGATATTCTGAAGAAGAACTTTTTGAGACTCCGACTGACTTACCAGTTGTTGGGTTCTTCAGATATTGAAAGTTACTACCAGAATACGGCTTGTCAGTAAATGCAACGAATGCTTCTGTGCCATCATCAAAGATTTGTTTGATGCCACCATCTGCAAGAGTTTGTGATTTGATTTTCTTTGCCATAGTTATTCTAGTTAGTAAACCCAAGCTTCAAGGAAGCAGTTAATTGCTTGACCACTCGCATCAGCATCGTTCCACCACTTCAGAGTAATGTTTGTTGCATCGAGTGTTGAGCTTGCAGTATAGTCGTTGCCGTTATCGCCGCATTGAACAACATAATCATTACTTGAACCAGAGACTGTTGATGCGACAAACATCGTCGATCCATCATAAAACCCAGATGAACTATTTGCAGTTGCTCCTTCACTGTGACAGTGCAGAGTAATGTGGTCTGGTGTTACTCCAAAACCGTGAGCAAATGTTTGAGCAGTATAACAACTATTACCACAACTTGGTTCATCGAAAGCAGAGATGTAATGTTTCGTCGTATATGTACTGTCAGCATAGCTTTTCCTAACAGCGTCGTTATTATACGCCGGGTCTTCTTCGATACTTGGAGCATTCTCAAATGTCGTTGTTGCTGTAAATGTTGAAGAAGCAACGTCCATGTTTGTCATTGCTGTGTTTCCAGTAAATGCAAAGTCTTCTGTTAAATCTAGAAAACCCTGGTTGATCTTACCATCTGACTCAGTTACAACAATCATATTGTCTGAGATTGAAGGAGAAGATGAAGCATCTCTTGCCTGTAAGCACAACGGGCTGTTTAGTCCAAGATATGTACTTGCTGCAGCTTCGTCTTCTGTAGCTAGTTCACATATACCTGCAACTGTCTCTGTCGAAGTTGCTGCGCCTTGATTTGCAATATTGTCAGCATAGTTCTTCGATGCAGCATGAGAGTCTGCAGTCGGCTCAGGTATTGTAATTGTACCAGAGAACGTTGTATTCCCTGAGAATGTATTTGTACCTGAGAACGTATTACTTCCTGAGACTGTCTGATCAGACTCTAGATCAAAGTATTGTTGATTTAGAAAATGATCGTCGTCTGAAACGTAGACGATCTCACCTGGAAGATGCTGAAGAATATTTGCAGATGAAGAAGCCCATCGACCATACTCTAGGCCTCTTGAATAAATTGTGAATGTCTTCGTACTTTGATTAAGATCATTCACAGCTATCTTTTCTTCGCCGTCTCCCTCTCCAACTGTCAAGATCAATAGATCTCCGAACGATGTTGAAGCTAACGAAGTTCCGTCTGGGAGAGTGATAGAGTTAACTACCAGTGTTGTCTCTGTTCCTCCCTCTGCTAGCGAAGATGCAAGTGTAGTCGAGAACCCAGATGGCCGGAAGGGTTTGACTGCACCGAATGCGTCAGAGTAAGGATTGCGTAAGTATTCTTCCAATAAGACATTCTGGTCATAAGTACCAGTATACTCATCGTCAGCGATCTGCGAGTAATACTCTGCTCGTTCTTTGATCGAAGGTAGATTACCTTGAAAGAAGTCCCAGAGCGTTGCATTAACAGATGTCGCTGTTAGAAGGAATATTACACAAAGACTTGGAATTAGTTTTCTCATATTAACCTTCTAATGTGTCTTGAGGTAGATCAAAGCCTTCACCTGGATTGATGATACCTTCAAAAAATATTTTATAGTAACCTCCTTTTGTACCACAGATACGCTGGACTTGGAGGTCATACCATTGTATCTTTTGTAACTCGACTATTACTGTGAATAGCCGAAGTTCCTCGACTGCATCGAGTGTTCCACCTAAGACTTGCTCTCCTAACTTGAAAGCACCGAGTGTCTTGACTGCAGAAGACTGAACATAATCATCAGCAGCATCGATCGTAATCTGCTGACTACCAGAAGCACCACCGTCATAAAAGAATGACACGTCAATCTCTGTACCAGGTGCGATTAAACCCATGATCAGATATGACTCTGCTTCCTTTAAGTTCTTTGCTCCGAAGTCGTTTCTGTTGTCTGTATAGATAGATCTCATTGCTGCTCCTCCACGAGTGTGACCAGTGAAAGCTTTATACGTTGCTCCTTCCATCGAAGAACCAAAGTAGAGTTCATTGTTATAAATGAACCAGCTATCGACTGTCCAATCAAGAATTGAGAAGCCTCGCTGTCTTTTCCCATCTGTACCAACGTAATACCAGATCGCGATGACTTTGTTATTGTTTGTCTGATCTGAGTCTGATTTACAAGCTACAAGATAGACATCCTCCTTCGCATAATAAATTGATGCTGCTTCAGAGAAGTCATAACCGTCGATCGTTGTTTTGATCTCATCAGAGATCGGGTCTGCATTCCAATCATTCGTTGCAATGTTACGAGATAAACTTCGTACTCCATCAGGTGCTGTATAAAGGATCTCGTTATAGATACTTGCAATACCTTTGTGATTGATTGCACCAATTGAGCCTGCTGTAACAATATGCTTGAAGCTTGGAGTCTTTGTCGTTGCTGTCGGATATTGCCATTCAAATAGAATTATCGTTCGTTCTTTGAAGATGAAGATGTATGAGTCTTGATTTGCAAGACCTGTGATCTTTCCACCAACGATGGGAAAATCCTCGACTCCTGCATCGGCTCTATTATTGCCTGATGTCCAATCAGTTGCATCACCCTCGACTGAGTACTCGAGTGAGTTTGGATCTCCTGCGTCAACAACCCACATTCGATTCTGAGCAGAGAGTAGAATACTGCTAAGAGCAACGCCAGAATAAGTAGCATCGTCCACAGCTTCAGCCACAGGATCATCTGTATCAGATGATGCATGTGCAGATGCAACAACGAACTTCGTAGCTGTCTTAGAAGAATAAGCAATCTCTGTACCATTGTAGATGATTGTACCAGAAGCAGGAAAGCCAGCTGTACTGTTAACAAGAACATCTGTCTCTCCTCCACTTAAAGCAGCAGTTAAATAAGTAGTATTGCCAGACCAGACAGAGTAATACTCGTTTCCGTTTCCAAAGAATAACTGATTGATCGTACTTGTGTTATAGTCTTGGAAAGAAGTCGTTGCTCCTTGCGTCATTCCAGTCAGGAGGATCTCCCATCTACCTGAGTCTGTTGAATACCATTCAAGTACATTATCGCCAGACGCTGGTCTTTCTCTTACTCTGACAGGTATCTGTGTTCCATCCTGCAGAATAAACGTATAAGCGTCTTTGATCTTTTGAAGATTTGCTGGAGATTCTTGACCGAAACGAGAGAAGCCTTTGATTGGCTCAACACCGTGTCCAGTGATCTTCATATTATGAGCAACAAATGCAGACTCTGGATGGTTCTTCGTCACCGGGTATCTTGTATGCAAACCGAGGAAATTTTTGCGCTGTATTATTCTGGACATATTAACGTAGTATGTTTACCTTGCGAGGTCCTTTGGAGATACTATAACC